CGCGAACGGCCTGCGTATTCTTCCGAGGTAGGGCGTGCGGTGATCTAGCCGGCGCCCCGGCCTCGCGCGACGGGGGGGGGGATCGGGTCTCCGGCGGCGTCGAAGAAAATTTTTTGCGTCAGAGATTTTGCGACTCCGTGCCCGTCAAACTGATCGTGGCAGTCCTTACAGACGTACTCGAGGTTGGAGTAGGACAGGCTGATGTCCGGGTCGGTGATGTTGTCCGGTGTCAGCGCCCGCTTGTGATGGACGATGTAGCCCGGCTTGTCCCGGCACTCTTCGCAGAGGCCGCCGTCGATGGTCCGGCGGAACTTGATATACCCGGCGCGGCATTTCTTCCAGCGCCCGGACGCGTAAAAGCTCGCGGCCCATGGCTGCATCCTGTTCCCTCCAATTCTTCACGCTATCACTGTAGCACAGATTTTAGGCTCTGTTAGCTCAACTTTTGCGGTAGCCCATTGCCCGCGCTGCCTCGTAGACAAAGCGGCTGTACATCCGCTTGGCCGTGGATGTGCTCACATGCACCCTCCGGGCAGCGGACTCCAGACTCTCGCGCGGCCAGATCCATGTATGCAGGCGCACGATCTCCAGTACATCGCCGCCGTCCCGCCAGGTCTGCACGGTGTTGATGGCGGACTGGATCGCCGTGTAGTCCTCGTACTCCCGTGAGGACAGGACGCGCACCGCAATGTCCTCGACGGCGCGGCCGGAGGATTGCCCGCCTGGCTGTGAGGAATAGCCCGGCGTGATCTTCTGCCGGCTCATATCCCGAACCTGTCGGCTCAGTTTCGGGTATTCGCCGATGGTGCGGCAGACATTTCCGTACCACCAGTATCTCGGTTTCGACATCTGTTCAGCTCCTTCCTTCTTCGTCGCAAAACTCAACACATTTACAAGGCTTAAAGAAGGCGGCTCCCGTTCCGCTTATGTGTCTCGTTTTTGGGGTCCCATACATATTTGAAATATAGGAATCCATACTGCGTGGCTCTGGACTCGACGAGGATGTAGCCGCGCGGGGCGACTGGCGGGCGCGTCGGGCTGTAGTCCCGGACCGCCTCGGTCGCGGGCTCCGGCTCCGGCCGGACGCAGCTGCGGCTGGCCTTGTACCTGTGGCCGCCGAACTCCTTGCGCCAGTGACCGTGCAGGTAGTTGGCCAGCGCCTTGTAGTCCTGCCCGTGGTCGACCTTATTTCCGTTCTCATCCAGATAGTAGTTGTGCTTCCGCAGTGGCTTGCAGTCGATGACGCTGCCGAGGCCCCAGAGCCTGCCGAGCTCATCGGCAGGAATTCCGTCCGTGATCAGGTGCAGGTGGAAGCGGTTGGTCGATTTGCCCCGGCCGTAGACGATGACGATCTTGGCCTCCGGATACCGGTAGACCATGCGGCGGTAGAAATTATCCCGGATCCTGCGCATCTCCTGCGCGGTATGTACCTCATGTTCGGGGTCGAGCGTGAGCGTGGAGTAATAGCTCGACGGGGAGAAGTTGGCGTTGACCAGCGCCGCGAACTTTGCAGCCGAGATCCTGGTGTTGAATTCCTCGCGTTCTTCCTGCGACTGGAACCGCGGCTTCTTCGGCCGGCTGGTCTTCGGATCTGTGCCGCACGCCACCGTGTACACGATCTGCTCGCAGACCCTCCCGGAAAACTTCCGGCGCTTGTGTCTCTTTACCATAGCTCCTCCTGCCTCGGTTTATTTCCCGAGGCTCGCAATGATGCCCTTTTCACGTTCAGACAGCTCCCAGACGTGCGCGGCGGCTTTCTCGGCTGCTGCTTTCTCGGCGGCAGCTTTCTCGGCGGCAGCTCGGTTTGACAGCAGCAGCCCATGACCAAAGATTCCCTTTCCCATTTCGCGCTGACTATCCAGTTTGGTAACGTACGTGCAGTCCTCGCGTTTAACCGCAAACTCTATACCGTAGTGCGCATATTTCTGCAGCATGGCTGCCGTCAGCACATGGTCCGGATATGTATATTTCGGCAGCGCCTTTTTTGTCTCCGCCTTAATTTGCTGCATCGCCCGCTCGACTGCCCTTCTGAGTGATGGGGCGCTCTGCGCGACGTTTCCTCCGAAGCTTGTTACAAACGCCGTGCGAACAACTGCGCCATTTTCATACGTGATGTCTGCATCGCAAATGATATGGTTCATCCGCATCACAGTTGAGCGTCCGGAAAACGCCGTGAGTGATGGCGCAAAGAGGAAGAACGCGATTCCTCTGTCCAGATAGAATTCGCAGATTCTTGAGAGAATCGAAAAAGGCGGGTTGTCCAGCACGACGCAGCCGTCCGGATAGTCAAAACGTTCATAGTCCCCACCCGGATAGAATGGCCGCACGATGCAGGCCGGGTCAATCCCATATTCTCTGCACGCCCAATCCCGGATCGCATCATAAACAAGCGGTGGCGTGTAGCAGTCGTCCGTTGTCTTTTTGGGTTTGAATTTCTCCGTAAATGCGTCATACTCCGGGTTATCGTCAAATAGGCAACCCTGTTCCCATTGCATGCTGTAGCCCTCCTTTGTTTTTTCTGCCCGCTCAAAGCGTGGCCGGAAATTCCGGCCATGCGTTCAACTGGCAGTCCCTTCTTCTGTGTACCCGCACGCCGTACACGTACACGTATCTGTCTTTTCGTCCCAGCGGCAGCAGCCCACAGCCCAGCATTCCGGGCAGATTACCCACGGTCCTTTCTTTCCATCCGGATCTGGCCCCGGTCCGTTTTGTGTCTCGTCTCGCAGTGTAGCCGGAGACTTCTGCCACATTTCGTCAAGCAACGCGCCTATCCTGCTTTTCAGGCTTCGCAGCTTAAAAAACACCAGCACGCCCAGCGCGATCCACTCCATCGCGGCGGCAAGCTCCAAAATCTCAATGATCATTTTCTTCTCCTTCCACTCCTTCCAATTCTCCTTTGCAGTATGTGCAGCGGCTCGGCAGGCTCTTTTTCAAACCGCCTTTTTTCCAGAGTTCGAAGCACGGTTTCTCCGGTCTGCCGCAGTATGGGCAGCGGTAGACGTGGAAGATATCATCCCAGCGCCAGACCATGCGGACTGCGTTTTTCTCCTTCAAGTCCCATCGCCTCCCTCATTGCTTCAACCAGCCTCTTTTCAAGTTTGTCCTGGTCGGTCTTCACTTCCATCGTTTCGCCCTCCTTCTCTACCCACACGCCGTCCGTGCGCTTCGCAAACCCAGCAGGCGCGAAATTTCTGGCGTGTTCCAGCTCCGGCGTATGCCTGCACGTTGGATAGATGCATTTCTCGCAAGCCTTTCTGTCGCAAAGGAACAGGATATTCCGCTCTTTCTCCCGCGATACGCCGTTCGGCAGAAGAACGACTGGCTGTCCGATCTCCGCCGCAAGCTGCTCCTGAATCTTTTTCCGATCTCCGTCACGCAGTGCGACTGTGCATTCCAGCAAAATCATTTTCTTTTTTCCTCCACGTCTTCCGGCGGACGGCTGAACGAGAATTCCTTGCGGTTCCCAACAAAATTGGGCTCCGTCCACCTAATCCCAGCGATTTTCATGCCGCATTGCGGGCATTTTTGTGGTCTGACGATTCGTTCTTCGAGTCCAAAGTCAAGGGTGTCTTCTGCGCCAAATGGAAAGATGTGCCGTCTTGCATCGTCGCTCACGCTGAATTCGTCGAAGACATAGTTGCATACCGGGCAAACGGGGCACGAGTCCAAGACTCCCTCGCTCTTGCTTCCTCGTTTTTTGATATTTTCTTCTGTTTTTCTCTGATTTTCTTCCGCCGCGTCGTTTTCCCGGATCTTCTGGTAGTATTCCAGCAGCTTCTCCCCGGCATTTTTGAGCAGCACGGTATAGCAGTCCGGCACATCCTCCGGGAACCAGCCTGCGATGGGGCCGCCGCTCAGCAGGCACTTGTCGCAGTCGTCCGCCCTGCACGCCTCTATCGCCTGCATGATCTCCGTAAAACTCATATCTTTTTTGCCGAGCAGCAGCGCTTCCCGGCGTTTTTCTTTTCCGCTCATTCCTGCGCCGCCTCCATTTCCTTGCGCTCCTGCATAAAGCCGTGCAGATAGAGCTGCAGGAGCTTTTGGGCGGTGTTGATGTACTTGTTGAGATCCTTCTTCCCGATCTGCAGTTTGCCTGTGGTTACGACGCGCAGGTCCGGCGTGCCGATGACCTGGATGCAGGCGGGCTCGTTTTCCTTCGGGCCGTCAGCCGTCATCTCAAACAGCGGAGGCGTCAGCTGGTCCATAGTGACGCGCGGCGGATATTTCTCATCCCGGAACTCGACGTACCAGCCGGCATCCTCCATGGACGTCTGGAATCTGCCGAGCTCGCCATAAAATAGCTCCATGATCTTTCCCATTGCGATTCTCCCTTCAAATTGTAAGTACTTCCCGCCTGGACTGGCGGGCAAATTTGCGTTCCGGGCAGAAGCGGCACTCGGTGCAGCTCCAGGCGCCGCGGTAGTTGTTGCGCGTCGGGCAGAGTGGGTTGTAACAGATCCCGGAGCCTGCCCGCTGCGGGCCGCGGCCGAATTTTTTCTTCTTCGGTTCGGCTTTTGGCTTTTTGGCTGGATCCCTCTTGGTGACGAGTGTGGCCGCGCGTTCTTTCCGGTAGCAGCCGCAGCTTTTTGCATGCCCGTTCCGGAGATATCTTCCGTCCTTGCTGCAGACGGTCCCGCATTTACACCGGCAGATCCAGTGTGCCGTGTCTCCTTTTTTGCTGGTATCCCGCCCGATGACGTGCAAATATCCAAAATCCGTGCCCGTCAGATCGACTACGTGTGACATTTCCATTCTCCTTTCGTCAGGGGCCGGTCTCCCGGCCCCTATGCAGGGCGGACTTGCACCGCCTGCGCCTGCGCGTCCCCCTGTCGCCGCAGACGAGCTGCCCTTGTCTGCTCAGACAGCTTTCCATAAGGAGGTAACACGATGCCGCCGGGCGATCCCGACACCCGGCGTGGGGTAACGTTTACGGTTCCCATCCGCGCGCACGTTCCACACGCGCTTTTTATCCCCGGCCCGCGGGCTTGAGGTGTCGCGGGCCGGGTGCAAAGCCGGGGTGATCCTCCCGCAGCCGTCTCATGGCGGAGCGGCCGCGGCATAAGTCCGAAAAAAATATGGTTCCCTGGCTGATTGCTGGTCTTAGTCCTCGGGCTGACTGATATCCTTGTGTCGCAGCCCGTCGGCGTTCTCGGTCAGCGGCAGCGCCTGCCGCCGCGCGTGCTCATCCGGGTTCCAGCCGCACCGTGCGCAAAGAACCGGCGCGAGCTTTGCATACGGGCAGGCATTGCCCTGCTTCGGCAGCCCGCATGCCTCGCGCGGGCTGCTCTCGCTTTTTTCTGGCATGTTATACCTCCTGGATCTCAACCCCGAATTTGGACCGCATGAATTTGCGGTTCCGCAGATATTCCTTGGTCCGCGTCGGCTTGGACTTCACATCTTCGACGACGAGCTTGCCGCCGAATTTGTACGAGAAGTCCGCCGTGTACCGCACTGCGCGGATGCGCTCACCGGTTTCGGTGATGTAGCTCTCTTGCAAGGTGAACTGCGGCTGCAGCCGCAGGTCGGAGATGATCCCGGCCCGCAGCATGACCATCAGCTCGTCATAGCGCCGGGCTTCCTTCCGGCTGTCAAAGCGCAGCTCGCCGCGCTCGGCGGGCGTGCTGTGATACTTCGAGGCCTTCTTCGGCGCCGCGGCAGCCCCCGGCATCTGCTGCCGTGCATAAAGCTCCCGCATCCGCGGTGGCATGTCCGCCATGGATTCAAACCGCAGGCCGCTCATTCTGTAGCGCCCCAACTGCAAAAATTGTCCGGCTCGACTGCAGGAGCGTTGATAAAGGACGTGCGGGAAAAACACCGGCCTTCTATCCTGTAAATACAGTCCTTGCACCGCACCACCTCCGCAACATCGGCGGCGGGCAGTTCACGAATAGCCCGCAGCTGCCGCTCCGTAGTGTTAAAAAGATCCGAGTCCTGCAGCGCTGTCAGCGCTGCCTTGCGGCTGATGTATTCGTCAGGCATGGTTGGCCTCCAATTTGCCTTTGTGTTTCTTCACGAGCTCCTTCGCTAAGTTCAAGCCGACTGCAGTATAGTCAAATTCGGAGTCCCCGATAGCCGGTTCAACGCATCCTTCCGTCCCACCATATGTGCCATGATGCTGTGCGAAGTCACTTCAACGCGCAAATCTGAGATGTGCCAGCCGAAGCCGGTGGCAGCTCCAAGATACTGGTGCAGCTCCGCAGGCTCTAGGCAGGTTGGCCGCGCAGCATCCGACGGGATCCTTCCCGCGCCGTTAATGTTGATGATCTCATCGCACAGAAATTCCCCGATGACTTTGCCGTTTCCGCATTCGTAGATGTAGCACTTAAACGGCGTATCCATCTTCGGTCGTGTCCTGCGCACCTCAATGGTCTTCCGCCCTGCCATGATCTTCTGGGCCCACTCCGGGCGGATGCTGATCAAAACAGCTTTACTCATGCTTGTCTCCTTCCTCCATAAACCAAATTCCCTTTGGGTGCAAAAAGTCGCCCTGCACGATGTTTCTTTCGAGTATGTCCATCACTTGCACGTCTTGGAATCTCTCATGCACAAGAGCTTCCACTCTTGCGCGGCATTCCTGCACATTGTCATCTTGTATTTCGATGGTGTAATATGATGCGACCGCTGTTCGAACATCTTCTGCCGTCGTGCATTTTGCAAGCTTCCTTCCTATGATCTCCACTGCAAAATTGCCAGTTCCGCCGCATGGCTCAATAAATGTTTTCTCAATGTCAAACGCATGACCGTCGTTTTCCTTATCCAGCAAATCACACATGTGCTTAACCATCCACGCAGGTGTAAATACCTCGCCGAATTTCTTCACCCGCGCTTTTGACTTGATCGTATTCTCCACCATGCCTCGCGCTCCTTCGCCATCTTCAAGCAAAGTAATCAGATGTTTTGCACTTCACACCTTTTCTCCTTCCTCCGGCGCGTCCGGCAGCGGCATCCAGTGGGTGACATTGGTAACATACCTATGCGCATATACCAAAACCAAACCGTTCCCATTCCACGCCACAACCCCAGGTCGATACTGTGAAAATGGATTGTCCTTGTACCATCCAAGTACTTGAACATCTCTTTCCGGCAGCCGCTCCGCCACCGGAATCCACCTCGGCTTCTCCCGCAGCGCCGCGTTCTCGGCGGTCAGGCGCTCGATCATGTTAGCAGCCGCAAACTCGATGTATTCCCGCCGATCTTGGATTTCTCCGACCTTGCAGTTTTCGCACGCGTCGTCGTGTCCAAGCCCTTTCGCGCAGCATCGCAGCGCCTGCGCGATTTCCTTGCCTGTCATGGTTTTTCCTCCCTCCCCGGCGTCAGCTTGGCCAGCATGATCTGGCCGAGATCCGCCACATATACCAGCCGCCCGCGGCTGTACACCATCAGCTTGTCGCCCTGGATTTCCATCCGGTCAGCCTCAATGTTCGTGATATCCTGGCAGGCGTCACACACAAACCTCATACCAGCGCCCCCGGCCGGGTGTCCGGCGTGTAGTGGAGCTTGGTCGCGCGTGCGTTCTGGTGGAACTCCGGGCGGGTAAATTTATAGCCCCAGTGTTTGGCTGCGGTGAAAAGGGCCGCATAGCCGTCCTCGGCGCGGACGGTTACTTTCTGGTCTCCATATGTAACGGAAAAGTGGTTCTGGCCGGTGTATCCGGCCTGTGCGATCACGGCGGGGCACCGCGGCGCCCGCTCGCCGGGGTAATCGATGCTATTTCGCAATGTGTTTGCGCCTCCTTATCTGGTTGTCGGCATGGACCATCTGCTTTCCCGCTGCAAGATCGGGCTGCAGGCTGTCCCTGTCACGGTGGTTTACATCGTAGATGTGGTTCCGGATGCTCTCGTAGAGCGTCCATGTGCAGCACCCGGCGCGGCATGTGCCGCTTCGGTCCGGGCAGTTCCGGCCGCAGGGCGGCGGGATGGGCCGCATGCGCGGCGCAAAATAATTCACTCCGCTTCCTCCTGTACGTGCTGCAGCCATGCTGCGAGCGTTTGCAGCGCCGTCTCGCGCTGCAGCAGGTCTTCGACCGTGTCCCGGTCGACGCGCGGCATGCTCTGCAGGATCTCCCGGTCATTGGCGCAGTCATCGGCAAAAGCCATGACGGCGTCGATGATGTCGGCCAGCTGATCCGGCCGGAGCTCGACCGTGATCTTCGGTTCGTCCATCACAGGATCCCGTAGGTCGTCAGGCCCAGCGCGATCGCGCCGGTCGCGACGCAGGCGTCGGCCATCTCCGCATACCCGGCGATCACCGCCAGCACAAAGGCCGCGCCGCCCAGCCACACGCAGCAGGTCTTCGCCACCCGCCGCATGGCCTCCCGGTACCGCAGCTCCTCCAGCAGCCGCTCCTGCCGCTCCCTGGTCTCTTCCTCCGGCTCATACCCGAGCCGTTCTGCAAGATTGGTTCTCATGTTGTTTCCTCCTCCGTCTCCTGCATCCGCCTGACGAGCCGCGCCAGACGGGCGTTTTGTGTAACGAGCTTCTGCGCGTCCAGGTCAAGCCCCTTGCGCTTGAGTCCGTTAATGATCTGCGCCGCCTGGCACTCACACACCATCGCCGCTTCGATCAGATCGTGCAGCTCCTGCGCATCCAGCGTCAGGGTGTAGGTCTTTACCTTCGCCATAATATCGACTCCTATGTACGCGCCTTGCGGCGCGTTTAATTGCTGGCCGCGGGCAGACGCCCTTCGGCTGCGGCCCGCTCGAGGATCTGCCACGCCACGCGGCGGGCAGCCTGCCGGTTGGCCTCTTTCTGCTCCGGCGTCAGGCGGCGCAGGTAGTTGTCGGCGATATACGCCGTGCAGTTTGGAAAATGATACTCGGCCACGATGTGCGGCTCTTCGTCCGCGATCGGGTCATACGGTTTTCGCATGGTTCAGCCTCCTTCCGGCGTTAGTTTTTCCAGATTTTACAGTCTTACGCTTTTTGCTCTTGTCCGACCCCAGCCCGCGTGGTAAGATATTGGCCGGAGGCGATTTTATGACAAATAGGCAATACGATATCTGTACAAAAATTGATAACAAGTGGACGCTCAAGAGAATCCTCAAAGAATTTCACCTTGAAGATTACAGCGCCCTGCAAGATGAGCTTGACGATCTCAATCTCGATGCCCGCTGCACGCTCGATGATAACGACCCCGTTTCCCTCGATACCCGCTCGCAGGCTGCTTTTGAGGAATCCCGGCGAGATCGGCGTTACCGGCTTATCCCGGTTGTAATTTCCGTTATTTCCGTGTTCTTGGCTCTTGCTTCTGCGTTGATTGCGCTTGGAGCGCTCCAGCTTTCCAGTATTGAGATCTTTGGTCGTCCCCTCAGCTTCCTAGAAATCCTCGGATTATTCCCCAAGTAGTAACGAAAACTATCAGCATTATGCATATCAGCAGCAGCGCAAGCATGATGCCCAACAGCATCTTGCCCACGTCCCACATGGTATGCGATACTCGCGCCCAAAATCTTTTCCATTTACTCTGGTGGTTCCATCTGCGGATCTCTTCGTTGAGCGTGATCCACTCAAAGTTCCCCGGTTCAAAATTCCCCTTGTCGCCGATCCGGCCCGGGCACATTCTCATTGCCACGTTTTCACCGTTGCTTCTCTCTTCGTCGTAGCCGTTTGCCAGCGCCCATTTTTTAAACCGGAAGTAGTCCTTCCATTCGTCGCAGACGGTCACCCCGGCTTTTTTGTACGCTTTTTTCGGGCTGCGCCCTTCATAGCCTTTATCCCGGTAGCACCGGCGCATCATGTAGCTCCAGTTCCGATACATCCACGATCTCTGTTCCTCGGGTGTCACCCGCGCTTCGGTCTCTCGCATCAGATCGGTAATGTCCTCCACCTTTTTGCTTGCCACGGCTCACGCCTCCTTCCGTTCGTCTTTCTTGCTCTCCTTCGCCAGCGCCATACCATAGGCGATATCGCTCAGACGCTGCATCTGCGCAGGCGTCAGCTTTTCCGTGCTCTTGTTCAGGCTCTCGATTGCCTGCTTTTCCTTTTCGGACATTTTGTCTCACCTCACAATTTTGTAAGTGTGTTAGCATTTTCTTAAGCTGCTTACATCATACACTAAGCCAATTAACTTGTCAAGCCCCATTTTTTAATTGGCTTAATGTTTTTCTTGACTTTCGTTGCGTTATATGTTAAGCTGGTTACATAAAGGAGGGATTTAATGCAAACTTTTCAGGATCGGCTCCGCGCCCTGATTGACGCGCTCGGCATTACAAAAACAAAATTTGCCGAAGATCTGCACGTTTCATCCGCATTTGTCTCCATGCTCTGCTCTGGTAAGTCTCTGCCAAGCGACCGCACAATAGCAGATATTTGCCGCAAGTATAATGTGAGCGAGACATGGCTGCGCACCGGCGAGGGCGAAATGCGGCAGAAGCTGACGAGGAATCAGGAGATCGCCGAGTTTATGGGCGTCGTCATGCACGACCCGGACGACTCGCCGCGCAAGCGGTTTGTATCGATCATCAGCAAGCTCAGCGTCGACGAATGGCAGCTGCTCGCCGAGATCGCAAAAAAAATGGCCGAGGACGGATGACCGCCCTCGGCTCTTTTTTCTCTATGCAACCAGTCCGCGCAGGAAGCGCCAGACCAGATCGAGTTGTTCCGTCGTCGCAAGCCGCAGCATGCGGCGGATGTCCTGCAGGTAAAAACTTCGCGTCATTCTATCCGTTCCCCCATTCTTCCACAAAAAGACCGTTCATTTTTTGTTCACTTTCCCGGTTGTGCTTTCTTCGGCGGTGGCTTACAATATTTGTAGGTTCCTTTTCCTGACTCGCATGATTATATTAGAACATACGTTCGTTAATTACAATTATGAGAGTCTACAAAAAATTACATATAATTTTGTGAGTGGTAGCTATGGATGTCAATAAGCGTCTCCCCAATGCATGGACGGAGGTCTGGGATTTTCAGCTAGCCGGTTCCTCTTTTAAGGCCTCGGATGGCTCATACCGGCAGACCTCACTCCGTCGAGCATTCAAGAAACAAGAGAATCTCGAGCCCGTTCTCGTTGAGCTTGAGCGATATGAGTATGATGGAGCTCCTGCGTATCGTGTCTATTTTGATGACCGTGAAGTTGGCAACATCCCAAAAGATGTTGCAGCTGAGCTTTCTCGGATGGAGGATAGCGGATACACCGTCTTCGGCGATGACTGCGAAGTCTACGGGGGCCCTGACGACGATTTCCCAGACAAGAAATTTGGTGCTCGCGTGTATGTCAGACTGCGTCGCAAAATTACGGAATCCGAACGGCAAGATGAGCTGTCAAGGCTTGCACGTAAAGCTGCAGAAACGACTTCTGATTCTGGTTTCCCACGTGCCGACAGCACCGGAGGCAATGAGTCCCACGCTCCAGAGCCCTCGGAAAAACGCCCCCGCAAAAAGTCAAAATGGAAAACCGTTTTGATCGTGATCGGCATTATCTGGCTCGTCGCCGTTATCCCGCAGATCATCAATGCAGCCATCGGTGCCCGTGACTTTAAAAACTCACCTCCAGAGATGCAAGCTTCCGCGCAGGCCGTGTCTGAGCGCCTTGCTTCTGATGATTCTACTGTTTCCTCCGCCCCTGTGCAGGAGCCAGAGCCCGCTCCCGTGGAGGAAACGTTTATTCCGCCTGACCCCATCACCTACACCGGCAGCGGCGACGACTACTTCGATATTTCCCCGTTTGACTCGCTTTACTATTTCCGAATCACCGGCAATACCGAAGCTTGTCATTTCTCCGTGACTGGCTACGATGCATCCGGAAATTATACGGAGCTTTTTGTGAACACAACGGATTACTATGACGGCTATGTCCTTGACCCCGAGCAGGATACGCGGACGCTCGAAGTTGATGCGGAAGGCCCGTGGACCATTGAGATTGTTTCCCTTTACACGGCCCCAGTTCTTCCGGTCGGCGAGACATACAGCGGCATTGATGACGCGGTTTTGCTCCTGCCGTCTGATTGTCGGTCTGCGATCATCAACGGAAATACGATGTCCCGCTATTTTTCGGTCATTACCTACGGCAGCGGGTTTGATCTCCTTGTCAACACGGTTGACCCCTACAGCGGCACTGTCCGCATTGACCCAGGTGCCACCGTCATGACCGTTCACGCCGTCGGCGGCTGGTCCATCTCGCTGCAATGATCTGAGGTTCGCCCGCGCCGCTGGCCGAACAACGGCGCGGGCTTTTGCTTGCGCAGGCGACCGGGAGCCGTCTGTACCTTTAGGGTAGCCTGTCCACGGTAGTCTTGTAAAGATATGACAGTTGCTTTTTGCAGTCAGACGTCTTGCTTTTTTGGGGGAATGACACGTTTTGAATGAAAAATTATCTGATTTGTGCCGTGAGCAGAAGCAGACGATCACTCCGCACAAAACAAATCAGGACGTCGCCGAAAATACCGACCTTTCCGTCGGCACCGTCTCCCAGTTCTTTCGCGGCGACATCAAAAATCCGTCTGTTTACACGGTCGGCCCGATCTGCCGGGAGATGGGCGTTTCTATGGATGAGTATTTCGGCATTCCGCATGATGAGCCTGCCGAGCCTGCCGAGCCTCCCGATGCTGAAAAACTCCGTGCCGAGACCGTGGCCCTTCGTGCGCAGCTTGCTCAGCAGCAGAAGTCCCTGCGCATGCACCGGCTTGTAACGCTCATCCTCTTGGGTATTCTTTTGCTGTGTGCCCTTGCGCTTGTGGCCGACGCGCTCATCCCATCGATCGGCTGGATCCGCGCATAAATAAAACCGCCCCGGCCCAGCGCCGGAGCGGTATCCGTATAACCTTTTGCCCTTGTGGTGAGAATCTTCCTATGAAATTTACATCTACCTGGAAAATCGCCGACCCGCTCGCGCAGTACATCATTTACCTGCGCAAGTCCCGGAAGGACATGGAGGCCGAAGCTCTCGGCCAGACCGACACGCTCAAACGGCACCGGGCCGCGCTTTTGTCGCTGTCCGAAAGCCGCGGGTTGAACGTCGTGGAGATCTGCGAGGAAGTCGTGACCGGCGACTCCATCGCTGTCCGGCCGGAGGTGCAGAAGGTCCTGCAGCTCGTCGAGACCGGCAGCTATGCCGGCGTGCTCGTCATGGAGGTCGAGCGTCTGGCGCGCGGTGACACCATCGACCAGGGCATTATTGCCCAGACCTTCAAGTATTCCAACACGAAGATCATCACACCGAACAAGATCTATGATCCAAACAATGAGATGGATGAGGAGTACTTCGAATTCGGCCTTTTTATGTCGCGGCGGGAGTACAACACCATCAAGCGCCGCCTGTCGCGCGGCAAGGAGGCGTCTCTGCGTGAGGGCAAATGGATCTCCGGCAAGACACCCTTCGGCTGGCTGCGCGAGAAGCTGCCGAACGACAAGGGCTATAAACTCGTCCCGCACCCGGAGCAGGCCCCCGTCCTGCGGCAGATCTACAACTGGTACACCGGCGAGGGCTGCGCGCGCATCGGCGCGAAGGCGATCTCCACGCGGCTGAACAGCCTCGGCGTCCCGACCAACTCCGGCAGCCTCTGGCGCGCGGACTCTGTGCTGGATATCCTGCGCAACCCGGCAAATGCGGGCTGGATCAAGTCCGGCGGGCGGCCAGAGACGAAGCGCATTGTCGACGGCGCTGTCGTCGTCAGTCGCCCCCGCACCCGGCAGGAGGATCTGAAGCTTTATAAAGGGCTGCACGACGGCCTGATCTCGCAGGAGCAGTACGACAAGGCCGTCGCTCTGAGCTATTCCAGCGCCAGCCCGCGCGGCAAGGGCGCATGGGGGACCGTGACGAGCCTCGCCGGGCTCGTCCGCTGCGACCAGTGCGGCCGCGTGATGGTGCGCCGTCCGTCGTCCGGCAACCGCCGCGATACGCTCCTTTGTCCCTCCTACGGCTGCACGACCGTCAGCGCGTGGTATGACGATGTGGAGGACGCCGTGCTGGATGCTCTGCGTGGCTGGCTGCGCGAGCTGGAGCTCGGTGAGGCCGCTGCGCCAGATGACACGCCCATGCGCACCGCGCTCGAGTCCTCGATCGCCGCCGACCGCAAGCAGCTTGCCAAGCTGGAGGCGCAGGAGGCCCGCGCGTATGAGCTGGTCGAGACCGGTGTCTATACACCGGAGATCTTCCTGCAGCGCTCGCAGGCGCTCGCCGCCGACAAGCAGGTCATCGTCGACCGCATCGAGGCAAGCCAGACCACGATCCATGAGCTGGCCCGTGCCAGACAGGCCCGCGCCCGTCTGGCCCCCGCCGTCCGCCGCGTCCTCGAGACCTACCCGCTCGCCGCATCCCCGCAGGAGAAAAACGACCTCCTGAAAACTGTCCTGCAGAAGGTCCTCTACCATAAACAGACCAAATCCTACACCAAATCCGGCAGCGACATGCACGTCACCCTCTACCCCCTCGCGGATTGAACATTATACATTTATTCGGTACGCATGAATGAATCCCATCTAAATGTAGATTCTATAGCAAGCGGAAATCCCTCCTGGTGACAGGAGGGATTTCTTTATTTTGCGATATACTCATAATACGCCATGAGCTTCTGTTCCGGCCCCGGTCCGTCTTTATCGAGCAGGAACGCCTTTGCCAGCGCAGCGTAGAACTCCGGGCGGTTGAGGCCGAACTCTACGGCGACGGGGTAGTAGTCCGAGTACATCATGTTCATGGTCACGCCCCACGCCCAGCGCGGGATCTCGTACCCCTGAATGCCCATACTCTCGGCCACAGCCGTTGTCTGCTCCATCGTCCAGTGCGGGCCGGTCGTGCCGTCGGCGTTGCGCATGGCTGCCGCCCACTGCATGGCGGTCGCGCGGTCAAACTCGACCGTCTCCGGCTCGTCGTGGTCCTCGAGCTTATCCAGCCGGCACAGCAGATCTGTGACTGCTGCGGCCTGCTCGACCGTACGCATGGACACCGGGCACTCCGCGATCTCCCGCAGCGCGGCGTGGAGTTTGTCTTTATACGCCTGCATGATAGCACCTCATGCGAGCTTGAGCAGCCCCGTGCAAAGCTCGATCACGGAGCCTGCGGCCGTGCTGTCGGTCGTCGCCACGAGCGTGAATGTATGATTGACGCAGCAGCAGCACCCGGACAGCTCCAGATCCGTCTCCGTGTGGATCTCCGCATTGCCGGATGCCGGCAGCGTGACGCGCTTGAGCGTGCAGGGCAGCGCGACGCCGTCCATGTACCACTGCAGGGTCAGGACGCCCGCTGCCGTCGCCGCGATGACCGCATCTGCGGCCAGATGATACAGGCCGATCTTGACCGTGTCGTAGCTCTGCGGCTCGACCTGGATGGACGAACCGGAATTGACGACCTTTGCCCCGGCCAGCGTCAGCACGTTTTCGCTGTCTGCCGCGAGCAGTTGGGGCGCGTTATTAAAATATCGGACGCAGGATTTTTGATACGCCCGATTTCCATTGCCGTTATTACAAGCCATTTTCATTACTCCTTCCGTTTTGGCTTATGTGAAGGGGCATTATGCCCCGGATAGCTATATCAGGATGGGTCCGCGTCAGCCGCCGCAGCCGCACGGATTGCAGGGCGGGTTCTGGTAGTACCTGCCCAGCTGGCCGAGGATGTACTGCGACTGCATATAGTCGTTGTTCGCGGCGCGGCTCTGTGCGAGTTCGTCGCGCAGGCGCTGGTTCTCCTGCTGCTGCAGGAGCGTCCGGGTCGCCTCGCCCTCGGCGTGGATGGCCGTCTTGATCTCGCACGCGTTGATGCTGGAGTTGTAGTTGACGCCGTCGATCGCGCGGAGAATGTCGCAGCAGCACTTCTGCTGCACAGAGATGCCGCTCTCCGTGACGGACTGCAAATCGCGCAGCTCGCCGAGGATGTTGTAGGCGTTGTCCTTGACGGCGCTGGTGACGTCGTATGCGCTCTGGCGCGTTGCCGCGACACCCTCGTTGTTCTGGCGCTCGAGGGCTGCAAAGTCCGTCGCGCGCTGCACGTCGGCCTGGGTCGCCGGGGAGCTCTCGCCGCTGCCGCCGAAGCCTCTGCCCGCGAAGAGCAGGAAGAACAGCGCGATCAGGATGACAATGCCCCATCCGCCGAAGCCATAATCCTTATCCATGGTTTTCCCTCCTTTCTGGGTGGAATGAAATTTGATAGGCGCTTTCGCGCGGTATCACTTGCCGATCTGGCCGACGAGCTCGCCGACCGTCTTGTTTTTGTTTGCCTCGAACCACGCCTCAAAGCCTGGCTGCGAGGCCAGGAAGCTAAGCACCATCTGCGGGCTCTGCCCCTGCAGCGTCGTCTTCGCTGTCTGCAGCAGACCGTTCAGCAGCTTGTTTCCCCCGCCGTTTCCGCCCATCAGGGCCATAATCGGATTTTGCATTGAGCTTTCCCTCCAGTTCTTCGATTTTCCCGGCCATGCTCTGCAGGCCGGCCGTGATCTGTTTCAGCTGCTCCTGCAGCTGGTTTGCCGCCTTTTCCTCTTCTGTCGGCTCCGGGAAGATCCGGAACCGCGCGATGGTCTTGGCCGCCATGCTGTCCGTGCGGATGTAGTACAGCAGGTTCTCGGTCTCGTGCAGCGCGAGCGCGTTGTCGTTCGGCTGCATCTGCAGGTTGTTGATGCTGGCCTCGCTGGCCACGGTCAGCACGCCGAGTTTCGGCGGCTGCGGCGGCAGCTGCGGGCCCTGCGGCCGCGGCATGGGCTGCAGCTGGATCTGCTGCGCGCCGTCCATCTCCCAGCGGCCCGTGTACGGGTTGTACGCCATGCGGTATCGCCCCTTTCTGCTACCATTCTAGCGTTTCCCCGTCCCCGCTGGGGGACATTTGTGTACCATTTGTGGGACATGTGGGCATAGAAAAAGCGCCATGAGCCGTTGCTCATGGCGCTTTCTCTTTGTCCGTTTTCCCTACCAGACGGCGGGCGGTGTTGTAGATGTGCGGCAGGCGGCGGGAGATGGTTTTGCGGTCGACGCCGATCTCACTGGCCGCGTCCATCTGCGGGAGCCTGCCCACGATATAAAGCTTCACGATCTGCTGATCGATCTGATCCAGTATGCCCTCGTCAGTGACGCGCTCCCAGTCGCTGCGCGTGAGGTGTTCCAGCTCCTTCGGCAGAGCCAACCGCGCAGTTATGCTTTCGTCACTCCCTTCGGCCCGCCGCCGGGCAGGGCTTACTTTTCCTTGTGCTTCAGCACAGCGATATTGCCCTTGTTGCTGACTTCGAGATCCAGCGCAGCGGCGATATCGCGGACCTTGACGTAGTTCGTGCCGTCTTTCAGGATGCGTTCAACGGCGACTTCTTTACCGTCCACGATGATCTTGCTCTTTTCGACCACTTCTTTTTCCCCCTCTCCGTTCTTTCCATCTTCGAGTGCCATGACCGTATGGCCCTCGCTTACCAGCACGTCCCCGCGCAGGAGATTGGCGTCCGTCGTCAGGTACTTGCTGCCGGTCAGCAGCTCGAAGTCTCCCGTTGCTGGCCAATCGTGCAGCATGCAGTAGGTGGTGCAGCTGTTGCCCTGCCGACGGTAGAGCGCTTCGACCGACGCGCAGCCTGCAACCACGGCGCAGAGCGTCATGAGGCCGGAGCAGTCCGTCTCCACGGGCTTTGTGATCTTGCTCACGTCCCATCCGGCGGCTCTGGCGGCCTCATACGCCGTGTTCCGGTCGCTCATGTCGTAACCGATATTCCGGTTTTTAATCGCTGCCTCGCACGTCTGCGCGGCCCGCTCGGCCTTTTTGCGGCTCTTGTAGCGCAGGACGCCGATCCAACGTCCGTTGTACCAGTTGGAGATATTCAGCTCCCGCCCGTTCTGGTTGCCGGGCTGCTGATTTCGGCCGCCCGTCTCGCCGAGGCTGGCCTGTCCGATCTTGATGCTCATGCCCGCTCACTCCCGTACAGCTCGTGGTGCAGCTGCAGCACGGCGGCCTCGATCAGCTTGTCGATCGTTTCCACATCAAATTGAATGCCCTTCTCGGCGAGGAAGTTCACAACATACGCCTTTTTCGCCGCGCCGTCCGTCGCGGTGTACAGCTGCTCCGCCGCCTTTACGCCGATCTCAACGTAAGTGCGGAGCGTTTGCAGCTTATCCGCGTCGATCTTCGTCTTGATCCACGGGATCAGGAATGCCGAAACAAGCGCGCTGATGAGCGCGATCACTGCCGAGATGATTTGCGTGTAGTCCATAAGTAATTACTCCTTTCGCTATTCGACTGTTTCATTTTTCTTTGCAAAAACCCGCTTGAAGGCAAGCAGGCCAAGCTCTGTGATGGTTGCCCAGCCGGTAAAGCCGAGCACGTCGGACAGGTCGACCGACGCGCCGAGCTCCGGGCTGCGGATGACTGCAATTAGGACGGCGACGGATTTCAGAGCGCAGGCCCAGACAATTACCGTCGTGATGAGCTGGAGCAGATATACAACAATGGTTCGCGCCATTTCGCCCTTGCTCCACTTGCCTTTTACCCGCATATCTGCCTCCTAATTTATTGCGCACTGCTATGTTCGCACTGCGCCTCCAGCTTGTGCAAAAACTTTTTTACATCGCCGTTGCCGCCCAGCTTGACGTATTTCTGCCCGGCGATCAGGCGCTCGGCCATTGGCATCTCTTCTGACATGATGGTCAGCCGGAGGATCGCCAGATACTGCTCGTCCTGATGCTCCTGCATTTTCCCGAGCTTTTTGTCGATCTCGGCCAGGTGGTCGCCCTGGGAGTCTGCCTGTGTTTTCTTCTTCTGCGCTGCGCCGACGATGGCCTGAATGACCGTCGTCAGCGCGGACGAGCCGAGGACTGCGCAGATGATTGTGATGGTTCCAGCATCCATGTTTTTACCTCTTTTATGTATTTTACGGCGATCAATCGTTGGACATTTTGATATAGGTAACCGTGTCGTCGGAATAGCTGACGTTTGGTAGCGTATCGCCGCCGAGCTGGTTATAAAGCTCCGGGTAGTCCGTCTGCGAGAAGGCCGAGCCGTCGCAGGCGTGCCACGGGGCGGCCAGCTCCCGCTAAGTATAATTAAATTCCAACAAAATCGCTGCTCGACCACTCCGCAACTGCGCCTGCCTCGCTGTAAGACAAGGCAGCGTGGGTGTCTTTGATTGTGCAAATGTACATTGATAGACCTACTTATCCGCGTTAACTAGCTGTATAGATGCTTGCGGACTGGTTACTAAAATATAGAATATACCTTTGAACTTAGTAACTTCGCAACCAATATGATTTTTATAATTGGGAATGCCGGAAAACCCGTCCGGAGCAAATGCTACAAGCCCACCGAGCACTGTTTCGATAGTAATTGGGAACGTAAAATCGTTATTAGGGAAGTCATACGTCAACTGTTGTAGATGTCCTTCTAAAGTGGGTAAAATAAAGTTACCGTTATAATTACCTGTATAGTCGGACGAAGTTATTATTAGTGTCGCCGGTGCCGCTCCGCCCGCCACATCAATCGACTGGATCGCAGAAACAAATCCCGACGGATAGACCAGTGGTGCGGACGTGCCGCCCTTCGCGCGGATCGCGTCGGCGACCGCCGTCAGGTCAGCCGTGTTTGTCAGATATTCCGCCATCAGAAGCTACCTCCATTCGCGTTTGCGATCTCTACAGCCGCCCACGCACCGGACACAACACGCAGAAATTTTCCATTATCAGCGGTGGTGACAGCCGGCACTTCGCGAACCTTGACAGCTCCGGTTTCCCCGTTCACGCTCGTCACGGGCGCTTCCGTTAGATAATCCGTGCCCGCCACGGCCACCGCCCACGCCGTCGGCTTCCCGCTGGCGTCCACCGCCTTGACCTTGATCAGGTCCCCGACGGCCGCGCCGGAGGCGAGGATCACATCTTGCTTTCCGTTCCACGCGTCTTTGTTGCTGCGCACGTCTGCGACGGCCTCGTCGATCTGCGCGCCGGTAAACTGGCTGTTGTAAGCCATACGATCACTCCTTCATACACAGAAAATCCTCGCCGTCCGCGGTCTTCAGCGCCTGCGACTGGCCCAGCGGGATAAAGCCGTAGTTGTCGTTCCAGCTGCCGTCCGCGCCCTGCGCGAACAACGAAATGCGGTATTCCCCATCACCGGAAAGCAGAAAATCGTCGTAAACCTCAAAGGTGCGCTGCGTGCCCGCCGGGGTCTGGGAGAAGGACGCGATCAAAGCACCCTTCCCGCGGCCCCAATCCTCGCCGGACTTCGTCGCGCGGCACTCGAAGGCCGTGTAGGCGATGTCCGACGAGAAGGAAACGGTGATCGAGTCGAACCCCGAGACCGCCGAGATCTTGTTGCCCGTGATTGAGAATGTCAGCTGCGGCGCGGCCATCAGGCGGCACTCCAGGTCCCGGCTGCGTTCTTGACGAAGACCTTGACGATCTTCGTGCCGTCGCCGGAAGACGCTGCCTCGAGGTCCGCGCCCTTGACAGTGACGTTGATGGCGGTGTTCTTCTTGTAGCCTCCCTCCGTGCCGCTGACGTTGGTGGAGCCGCCCGTCGTCGGGATCTGCGTGCCCGCCGTGTGCAGGCTGCTCGTCGCCGGGACGACGCGAATGGTGTATTCCTCAAAGTCCACGTCGCAGACGAAGGAGAACGCCGCTGCATCGTAGCCCGTGACCTTCGAGATCCTGCTCTTGTCGGGGCCGGTGATGGTCACGGCAGGAATCGACGTGTTGAGCGTGATCGTGTCGCTGACTGCGGCCGTTTCGTTGCCGACGTCGTCGCGCATCTTGACATAGATCGTCTTGAGGCCGTCGCCGTCGGGCAGCGTGATGGATTTTTTCGCGGTGAATGTCTCCCACGACGCTTCCGCCTCGGTCCCCGCCGTCTTCGTGCCCCAGATCTTCATCTGGTAGCCCGTTGTTGTCTCGTCGGAGACAGAGATCTTCGCCGTGACGGTCGCGCTGGTCGCGTACTGTGCACCGTCGTTCAGGATCAGCGATAGGCCGGCAGGTGCCAGCGTATCAAGTGTCAGATTAAAAAAACTTGCCATCTGGATTTATCCCCTTTCTTCGCTTGTGAGTTCAATGTACAAAAATCCGCCCGGTCTTTCGTAGATGGTTTTCGTGCCCAGGTGGGCGGATTTGATGCCCATGGAGCCGATGAACAGCTCCAGAATGCGTTTGAGTCCAACTGCCAGCATGTTACCCCTCCAACAGATACAGTGTCCGCGCGTCCTTTTTGTCCAGCGCGTCATATTCGGATTTTGTCATCACGAGTATCGCGTCGATCTGTGCCGACTGAATGCCCCCGCCACCAGAGCCGCCGCCGGAATTGCGGGCCTCGTTGATGGCGTCGACGAGGTTGCCCTTGTTGTAGGTCTGGAGGTCGTCCAGATCGCCGATCTGCTTTTGCAGCTGCGCCCAGATCGGCAGCGTCGGGTCGGCCGAGGCGTCGCCGGACGGATCCGCGCCGGGCTGGACCTTGCCGAGGCTCACCCAGACGGTCGGCAGGACGACGCCGCTTTCGTTCGCGCCATAGACGCCCACGCGGGCGTGGCGGCCCGGGACGGCGAGAACTTCGTGCGGGACAGGAACGGTATCCCCGTCCCAGTTCGCCGCCAGAACGTCGACGGTGGTCTTGCCGTTCGAGAAGACGGCGGTCTTCGTCAGCCCGTCCCACTCGGGCGAGAAGACGAACTCAACGGTCACGGCCTTTGCCATGCCCGCCGTCAAAAGCTCCGGCGGCGACGCCAGATGCGCGCACGCGCGGGAGCAGTGGATGGTGATCATGCGTTATCAGCTCCTTCGAAGGTCACAAACGGCTCAAGGCACTTGATATCCCCGGCGGAAAGCCGGATATCGAGGTCGAGCGGAAGCGTGATGTGCGGCAGCTCGGGGAGCGTGTCGGCGTCCAGCTCGTTCAGCTCCGCCTGCGGCCGCCCGCTCATGAGCTGGTTTCCGTAGAATTCGAGTGTTGGGTTGAGCCTGGTCGCCAGCATGGCGAGCTGATAGGCCTGCCGGAGCGGCAGGTCCTGTTCGATGAGCTTCTGCAGTGGCTTTGCCGCGAGCGCGATGTCGTATAATTTCATGATTCCCTCCTTAGTTGATGGCTGTGCCGTTGACGGTCAGCTTCCCGGATGAGTTGCACGCAAGGGTGCAGTAGCGGTATGAACTGTAATACAGCACGATTTCGTCTCCCCTGACTGTCACGGGATAGCTCGATGTCCCTATCTCAAAGCCGTTCGAGGACGGCGTCAGGGTTTTTGTTTTCAGCTCCAGCGAATTGTATCCGCTCTTGAGTTCTGCGGCGGATACCGTGCCCCACTTCGCGGCGTAGGCCGTCGATCCGTTTTTCAGGAGCACCTGGCCGTCGGTTCCGCCGCTCGGAAGCGTTCCGGCGACGTCGCCCCACGTGCAAGCGTAGTTGGTGGCGCTGGATTTTTTCAGCACCTGACCGGATGTTCCGCCGGTCGGGAGCGCGCCGGTGATGCTTCCCCACTTGGCGGCGTAGTTGCTCGCACCGTTTTTGAGCAGGACCTGACCATCGGTGCCGCCGGTCGGCAGGATGCCGTCTGGGCTGCCCCAGGTGACGGCGTAGTCGGTGGCGCTGGATTTTTTCAGCACCTGGCCCGTCGTTCCGCCGGACGGCAGAGCACCGTTGATGTCGCCCCATTCGACGGCGTAGTCGGCGTTGTCTGACTTTTTGAGGATCTGTCCGCTCGTTCCTCCGGTCGGCAGGAGGCCGGTGATGCTGCCCCATGTGAGCGCGTAGTCGTTGTCGGACGATTTTTTGAGTACCTGCCCGGCCGTGCCGCCGGGCGGGATCTTCGCCGGCGCGTCCGCGCCGGGGTTGCCGATCGGGAACATGACGACCTTGCTGCCGGACAGTTCGAGGACGGCCACGCGCTGTCCGGCGGCGAAGTTGATGCCGGTGTTGCATTTAAAATGCTTCTCGGTCGGCTCCTCCGCGCCGTCAGGTGTGAGGGTCAGGCCGTCTTCCTCGACCGTCGCAATGACGGCCAGCTGGAACGGCTGCTGCTGTTCTTCGGTCTGCTGCTCTTCTGGTTCTTCGGTGTACAGGCTGTCGACGCCTTCCATTATGCAATCACCGTCCTTTTTGCAGAGTGTGTCATGAGGCTTCCGGCTGACAGCTGCATCTGCCAGCCGGTCTCGAGGTAAATGCCGCCGATGTCGTCGTGCGTGAGCGCGAGGACGTCACCGATGCCGTGGCCGGGGTCATTGAGCGTGTAAAACGTGATGGCCCGGGCGGAAAGGAGCGACTCGTTGCGCATGCGGTCGGCGTAGGCCTGCAGCTCCTCCTGCGAGGCGATGTTGTCGACCTTGATGAGCGAGGCGATGCGCATGTTCCGCCGGAAGGTGGACTTGCGCGACTGCGGATTGTCGTTGACAGCCGTTGCGACCATGGGCTGCTCCAGATCCGGGTTGGAGCAGACGCAGATGAAGACGTTCGGCGCGTTGAAGATGTCTTCCTCATCTGAGAAGTTCGGCCCCGGATGCCGGTCCGGAAGGAAGAGGTCCGTCGTGCCGTAGGACCAGTCGATGTTCTGCGCGCTCGGCTCCTGATAGGGCTCGAGACGGGCGACGCCGGAGGCGTCGAACCAGAGGCTGTTGTAGTTGATCTCGGCCAGCAGGTCGTTGACGATGGTCAGGTAGCTCGTGCCGACATCCCAGTCCTCGCGGTCGGTCTGCAGCGTCGCGTCCGACGGCGTCGCAATGACGAGCGCGACGCCGCAGGCGGTGAGCAGCTTGCGGATCTCGGTGAGATAGGACGCACCGGCGGACAGGTGCAGGATGGTCTCGGTGCGGTTGCTGTAGACGCGCCAGCAGCGGTCGTAAGCCTCGACCTCGACGCGCTTCTGACCGGCCGCGCCCTTGATGCTCGGGGTCGCGGCCTGATAGATGCCGAGGGGCGTCTCCTTCCCGTCGATGGCCATGACGGGCTGCAGCTCGTCGGAGAGGTAGTCGACCGCGTCGTTGACGAGGAAGGTGCCCTTGATGCTGGTGTGGATCGTCGCGTCGCGGCTGGCGATGATCTGCGGGGCGCTGCCGGTGTCCCATTGGAGGTGGGTGATGGGTGCGCCGTTTCTGAGTACGTCGACGCGGAAGCGGACGTCACGGGTCAAGGGTGATCGCCTCCTCTCGGTTGGTGTGCGAGATGGTAAAGGAATAGCGGCGCATGAACTCATCGCAGTTGCTCTCGAGCGACGGGAGCGAGCCGACGACCATGTTTCCGTATCGGTCTTTGAGGCAGACGAGGCGGCCGACAAGGGCCTCCAGCGCGAGGGCTGCGGCCCGCTGCGCGTGCGGCCAGGCGCAGGCGACGGACAGGGCGCGGTCGCGCTGCTCGCTGCGCTCCTCGACGGGGTAGGCAAGGCCCGCCAGATGGACGGTCGAGACACCGGCCGAGAAACTGGTGCGGTTGGTGCGCAGCTGCGTTTCGGACAGGCGCATCTCGAGCCAGACGCCGGTCTCTAGGTCGCAGATCATGTTGGTCTCGGGCAGGATCTCGACGGTATCCGAATTGGACACGCCGTAGTTATCGCTTTCGTCGTAGCAGCCGCGGACGCGGTAGGTGACGGAGCCGATGCTGGTGTGGTCGATGTACTGCTTTTGGACGGTGCGGGCGATGGCCACGCCGTCCCGCTCGACGAGGTAAAAATCGTAGCTTCCGGCGGTCTGCCAGGTGAGCGCGGCCTCATGGCCTGCGGTGGCGGTCAGGGTAATGGCCTCGCCCTCGGTGTGCGAGATGGGCAGCGCGGCCGCAGACCACTCGGACCACATGCCGTACTTGTTCTGCACGCGGACGCGGACGGTATAGCTGCCGTCGGCGAGGTAGACCGGCGAGCGCCATGCCTTTTCCGTGCCGTAGACCGTGCCGGAGGCATAGCCGCTGGACAGCGTCAGCTGATAGGCCTCCTGCTCAGAGGTCTGCCAGGTGATGCGCGGGCGCGGGCCGGTGGACTGGATCACGATGGACGGGGCCGACGGGGCGTTGATGGCGATAAACTCGGCCTTTTCGCTCCACGCCGAGGCCGTGCCGTCGGTGTTGTAGGTGCGCACGCGCCAGTATTTTGTTCCGCTTGTGAATTTGTTCGCCGGAACGTCGTAATACTGGTTTTCTCCCGTGACGGTCGCGAGCGTGTTCCAGGTCGTGCCGTCGGCGGACCACTGCAGGTCCGCCTTGCTCTGCGGCGTGCCGGTGGAAATGATGTGCTGCCACGAGAAGCGGTTGGCGATGGTGGCGTCGATGACGATGCCCGCCGGGGAGATCGCCTTACAGGACGGCGTGGCCTCGGTCGTTGAGACCGTCACCCAGGCAGACGTTGCCGTCAGATCACCTGCGGTGATCGCCGTGACCATCCAGTCGACGGACTCGTCGGAAAACGTCTCTGCCGGCATGGTATAGCTCTTCTTCGAGCCGGAAATGGCAATGCTATGTGTGGTCGTTGTGCCGGTTTTCCGCCAGTAGAGTGTCGCGCTTTTCTGCTCGACGGATACAGGCGAGTATAAGGCTTCTTGTTGAACGTCCCACGAAAAGACTCCTGCAGCGTGCTTTGGCGTATAGGCCCCAGCTCCCGGCGACATCCCGGAAATGATTGGGTTCTTTACTTCAAACCTGTACCACGAGGATAGTGTGGTCACGCCCAACGAGGTCGTCACCTGCACGGCCCACTCATTTTCACCAACCGGAAACTCGCCAGCAGCGATCGTCACGCTTGTGTCATTCGCGCCCAGATCGATCGTATGGACCGTGCTGGAGTTTTTTACCCTCCAGCGGAACTGCTGCGCGGTAATGGTCGGCAAATCATAGGCAGAATAGCTATCCCAGTGATAATACCATTCGATGGTCTGCGCAATTTCCGACGCCAGCACGCCCACGCCGCTCTTTGCGTTGAGTTCCGGCGTTACGGTCGTATCCTCGTATGTGATCTCGATATACGGCTTGTGCGACGATTTTGCCGTCTGCACGGTTTTCCCGCTCGTGGTTGCTTTTGCTCCATACGTCAGCAGATTCTTCAGTTCCGACGCTTTGAGTTCCACCGCCCTGTTATAATATCCGCTTGGTTCAAGGCTCAATGGGCCACTGATTTTGTATCCGCCGTAGACAAAAGGCTCAGTGTTGTACGTGATCTTCTGCAGATCTATTGATTCGTGCAGGATCGCGATCGTGACTCCCGCATTGCTCGCATTATATCTGTACGACATGTACAGGTAGAACGTGACAGCCGTGATCTTGTGATACCTGATCGCTGCTATCTGAGCCGCGGTCGGGGCGAACGTGAAGTACATGGGCCGCCCATATTCGTCTGTCTCTGTGGCTCCGTAATAGTTCGTGTTCGGCGCGCTGTAGTCAATGACTGCGGAGTCGTTTGCGTAAAGCGTTAAAACGCCCATTTACTTCGCCCCCATTCTGGCTGTGATCCTCGCGTTTTTGGCGATGCGGAGGATGGTGTCGAGGTCTTCGACGTGGTCGACGTAGACGGTGGTGTTATAGGTGTCGCCGGAGGTGTAGCGGGTCTCGCTGGCCGTCTGGATGCGCGAGCCGGAGGGGAGATAGATCCGCTCAAGGCCGTTTTCGTTTACCTTCGTCCATCCGCCCGCCCAGTTGTCCGTGCCGGCGGCGTTGCCGCCCAGATACCGCCTGCGCCATTCGTCCTCGGTGATACCGAGGGTCGACGAGTCGCCGCGGGCGACGGCCTCTTCGTAGGCCTTGGAGAGGTCGGACGCGCTCTGGCCCCACTGCTGCTCGTTGTAGCTGTCGAGCAGGTTCTGGTAGTTGTTTCCGTTTCCGCTGCTGTAGCCGAAGCCCAGCGCATGCTTCATCTGGCCCCAGCCCTCGCTGATGTGGCCGGTGCCGAAGTTGATGACGCCTTTGAGCAGCTCTGCCGCGTCGGCCATGAGCGCCATGACCTTTGCCAGCGGCTGCAGCGCCTTGGTCAGCGCCGGGACTCGGTTGTTGGACAGGTCGGACATGGGATTGAGGATATCGCCGACGGTCTCAAGCAGCATGCCGAAGGCGTCGACGATGCCGGAGTCCTTGATGGCCTTTCCGCCGTCCTTGACCATGGTGGTGACGTCGCCGTAGAATTCCTCGAGATACGGTGCAAACTCGACGGCCAGCTGGTTTTTGACGCCCTCCTGTGTCTTCTGCAGGCGCTGATAGGCGTCGTCGACCGCGCCAAGTGCGGAAAGCGCCTCGTCGTCCAGCACGTATCCCATGTTATGGGCTTCGTCAGCGTAGGCCTTGAGCGTTTTCGATCCCTGAATGATCAGCGGATTCAGATCCTGCGCGGAGCGGCCGAAAATGTCCATGGACATGGCGTCCCGCTCGGTTTCGTTTTTCACTTTTCCGAGCGCGTCGATCGTCTCATAAAAAACGTCGTTCGCGCTTCGCATGCTGCCGTCGGCGTTGGTGACGGAGATGCCCAGGGCGTCAAACGAGTCCTTCGCGTTTCCGGTGCCGTTCATGGTGTCCTGCATGTTGTTGGTCAGCTTGCGAAGGCTGCCCTGCAGGGTATCGACGGAGACGTCGATCAGCTCGGTTGCGTAGGAAAACTCCTGCAGCTGGTCAGTCGTCTGGCCGGTCTGCATGGAGAGCGTGATGATGTTGTCGGCAAAAGACGCAGATTCCTTTGTCATGGAGATCATGGCCTTTTCGACTTTTACGATCGCCGCCGCGACGGCAGCGAAGCCGCCAGCCAGCGCCAGAGACGACGCGTCAAGGCTCCCCATGGCGTTCATGGAGGACTTCATGCTGTCCGGCAGCTGGATGCCGAGCTTGGACGTCAGGCCATTCACCACGTCGCCGAGGTTGCCCATCTCCTTGCCGGATTCCTCAATTTTTTTCTTGTTTTCGTCGAATTGGTTGTTGAGGTTGTTGAGGTCGGCCTCTGCGTTGTTGAGGCTGGCCTGCCACTGCATGGTGCGCTTGTCTGCCTCGCCGTATTTCTCGGCGGACTGCTGCAGGGCGGCACGCAGATACTCGATCTTTTCGGTCTGTGTGGAGATTTTGCGCTCGAGCACGTCGTTTTTGGCGCTCAGCGCCTCGACGCTGTCGGCGTTCTGCGCGTAGGCGGACTGCACCTTGCGCATCTCCGAGTTCAGGACGTTCATACCGCTTCCGATCTCGGAAATGGCCTGCTTGTATTCTTTTTCGCCCGAAAGCGTAAATCTTGTGTTGATATTTGGCATATTACGTGCCTCCGTTGATGTAGGCCGAGAGGCTCTGCGGCGCTTCCGGCTTTTTAGGCGGCTCCAGCGCGTCAAGCAGGAGCGTCAGGCGGCGCGGGCTCATGGTTTTCCAGAAATCCCGCTCCGGCAGATGCAGCCGGAACAGCCAAATGGCAAGATAGCCGGGGAAATCAAAGCCGTTCGGCTTCGGTTCCCCCGGCTGTGTCAGTTTTTTTCGTCTTCCTGCGGTTTCGTTTCGTCCCCCGCGTTCTTCAATACTTCGGCCCGAACCAGCGGATAGATCAGCTTTCCGGCCTCCACGGTCTGCGCGAGCGTGAGCTTTCGGCCCAGCTGCTTCCGCGTAAATACCAGCGGCAGTCCGTTCTCATCGGTGATCCCCTGTGAATCCGCTGCGTCCGTCAGCATACCGGCGAGAAACGCCAGCGTACTTTTGATCCCATGGATCCGATCCAGCGCCTGCACGAGATTTCCATCGTATTCGTCCTGCACGTATGCGATGGCGTTCATGTTGCAGGTCAGCCGGTACACCCGGCCTTCAAATTCATAATCTACGGTTTCGAGCTTTGTCGTCTCCATCAGGTCTCACCCAACTTTCCCTTGATCCAGGCAACGGCCTCCGCCGCGGTGTCGACGGTCTCGATCTCGAGCAGCAGCTCGTCGGCGGAATCGTCTGCGAGGAATTCGCCGGTCGTGGTCGGCGTGTTGAACTGGATGTTCTCGCCCTTGGTCTGGTAGGACAGCGAGGGCGGTCCGAACAGCGCTTTCGGCACCCAAACGCAGGTGTATTTGGTCACGCCGTCGATCTTATCCGGCGCGTAAAAGCCGATGCCGACATAGTTTGCGATGTCTTTTGCCGAGAATTTCAGATTTTCCTTGCTCGTATCGGATGTGCAGCCGTAGAGCATGGCCTGTGCGTCCCTTTTGATGTACTTTACAGCCAGCGAGATCGTACCGCCGGTGGCAAGCTTGATATATTCGGCAAGCTTGGATTCCGCGTACAGGCGGCCCTCGGCGAACTTGAGTTCCAGCTGCGCGCTCATGGCGTCGCCGACGTCGGTCGGCTCTGTGTAAGTCACGGTGCCGGACGTGTTTTTATACTTTCCCGCCCGGATGCCGCGTAAGTCAAAACTAGGCATTTATAATAGGCCCCTTTCTTTCAGCTTTTGTGTAAGGATCTTTTCGAGCTCCGCGTTTGCGCGCTTCTGCGCGCTCCTGACGCCCTTTGTCCAAAAATAAGTTCCTGTGATCTGCCCGTACTCCTTCGCACGGCCGTAATTTAAAACAAAAAGCACGGTCGCCCTGCGCGTTCCGTGCTCGTTTTTGCCGACTGCGGTGATGGAGATGTACGGGTCTCCGTTTTTGTCGCGTTTGATGGTTTTTCGGTATTTCACGCTGGATGCATATGCCTCGGTCTGAAACCCGCTCGCCTTTACCATTTTTTGCAGTTCCTCGACGATGATATCCCCGGCGGCGTACAGGAGCTCCTTCTGCATGTCCTCATCAAAGACATTCGCTTTCTGGAGCGTGGCCATGAGCTCGTCGACACCGGTGATGGAGATGTTAGCCATAGGCTGCGCCCTCCGTCTCGGCTATGAGTGCGATCTGCGTGCGGCCCGTCTCCTTGTCGTAGGTTTCCATGTCGACGGTAGCAATGTAGCCTGCGGCCTCCAGCGCGGCCTTTACGCGCTTTAAAAGCCCGGCGGCAAAGCCCTCGGCAAAGATGGAAACGGCGTACTGCACGCCGGTCTCGGCCTCTCCGCCCTCGGCGTAGAGCTGCCCGGACTGGCCGAGCAGCTGATAGGTGATGTAGGTTTCTTCTCCGCCCTTGTATGGCGGGTGGCAGACCGGGACGCCCAGGTCTGCCAGCGCCTCATAGATCATCATGCGCCGTCCCTCCGTTTGCAGGTCAGCTCTACCTCTTCCGTCTCCGCGCCGTAACTGCGGACGACGTCAAAGACGTCCGAGCCGCAGGTGATCTGCTGCTCGCCGCCGTACTCCGCGCTGTGCATGCGAAAAATTGCGTCCGTGCGCTTGCCGGCTTGCGCGGCCTGGTAATACTCGGCGCGGTTGACGGACTTGCGGGCGGCCCAGACGGTTGTCTCGCGTTCGAGCTTTTCGGTGGTCTGCCCGCTCACGATGGGGTAGGACAGCAGGCGCAGCGTGATCTGGGTGTCAAAGATCACAGCACGCGCCCCCTCCCTCGGCGCCCGGCGAATAGTCGTCGGACAGGCCCATCGCGTCGCGCAGCTCCTCAAAGCACGTCTTCCATTCGTCGCCGCGGCCGCAGAAGTCATGCTGCCAGCGGACGAAGGCTCGGACGGCGTCTTTGACCAGCGGGTCTTCGTCCGCCCCCTCCGCGCCCGCAAGATGCAGGCGCAGGAGGCAGGCGTCAATCTCGTCGGCGAGCTCGTCGTCAAGGGCGTTTGTGGTCAGCCGCAGGGCGGTTTTTGCAACGTTGATCAAAGCCATTGGTTATCCCTCCCTGTTGGCCGCGCGCCGTCAGGCTTTCTTCTTGGTCAGCGTGACGAGGCTGGTGACGTCGGCGCACGCGCCGTCGGCGATCTCGATGGCCTTTGTGACCTCGTCGTCGGTGTCCTCGTCGGTGTAGCGCTTTACCGTCATGCCCATGTTCTCGTTCCAGAGGTAGTACGCCGGATCAAACATAAAGGCGAAGACGGTGTCGGCCGTGACCGACGCCGCAAAGGCCGGCAGGTAGTCGCCGGTCAGGATGACCTCGCGGCCGAGGATGTAGTTGACGGGCTTGCCGTTGATGCCGTAGTTGACGCGCGCGACGGGCTGG